CGGTCTGAACAAAGATGGCAAACGCATGATCGACGTGCTGCCGACCGGCAACATTGCGGTTGGCGACAAGATGATGCAGATGGAGAAGGATGTCATCAATGACGCCTTCCTGATTACGCTGTTCCAGATTCTGATCGACACGCCGCAGATGACGGCGACCGAAGTGCTGGAGCGGGCGCGCGAGAAGGGGATGCTAATCGCCCCGACCGCTGGCCGTCTGCAAGCCGAGTTCCTTGGCCGCATGATCGAACGCGAACTTGATCTCCTGTTCCAGCAAGGGCTGGTGCCGGAGATGCCGTCGATCCTGCGCAACACCGAGGCAGCAGAATACTTCATTGAGTACGACAGCCCGATGTCGCGGATGCAGCGGTCGGAGAAAGCCGCTGGCTTCATGCGGGCGCTGGACGTGGCGGCCAACTACGCCAAGAACACCGGCGACCCGTCGCCTCTTGACTTTTTCAATTTTGATACCGCCATGCCGGAGATTCTGGACATCCAGGGTGCGCCGACCGCATGGACTCGTTCAATGCAGGACGTAGAAGCCATGCGTGCCGGTCGCGCGCAACAAGCCCAGACACAACAGATGATTGAAGCAGCCCCCGCCGTCGCCGGCCTGATGAAGTCAGCACCCGCTGCTTGATAAAACTTAACCTTGGATGCGGCAGCAAAAAGCTGCTTGGCTTCGTCAACGTCGATTCCCAGCCGATGGAAGACCCGGACGTGGTTGTCCGGCTGGACGTTGATCGGTGGCCGTGGGATGATAACTCCGTGGAAGCGGTGGAGGCATCGCACGTCATTGAGCACATTGCCCCCGTCGAGCCGTTCTTCCACTTCATGCGGGAACTGCACCGTGTCTGCGCCCACGGCGCCCGCGTCCATGTCACCTTGCCGCACCCGAGCCACGATATTTTCCTGCAAGACCCGACCCACCAGCACGCCATTCTGCCTGGCACGTTGGCGATGTTTTCCAAGAAATATTCCGACATGCTGGCCAAACACGGCCACCAGTTGACACCGTTCTGGAAATACTTTAATATAGACTTTGATATGGGGCCGGTGCGGTACACGTTTGACCCGGCTGTAGACGGCAGCGACCCGGACTTGGAATACAAAGCCCGGCATTGCCGCAACATCATCAAGGAGTGGGAAACAACTATGGTCGTATGCAAGTCCTGACCGATTGGTGGGAGCAGGTACGCCGGGTGTTGATGCGCCGGCGCCACGCTTACAACACCACGTTCCGTTCGCCATTGGGCGAAGAAGTGTTGCGCGACCTGGCGCGGTTTTGCCGGGCGCATGAGTCCACGTTCCACGCAGACGACCGCGCGCACGCCATGGCAGAAGGCCGCCGGGAAGTGTGGTTGAGAGTGCAAAACCATTTAAATTTGTCGCCCGATGAACTGTGGCAGCTTTACTCTGGACGACCGAGCGGAGATACGAATGTATCGTGACGGCAAGATGATTGGTGATGGACTGCCGATGAACTTCGTGTTGAACCACGGCGCATTGGGTGACGTGATCTGTTCGCTGCCGGCAGTGATTGCCGGGCGCGTAGCCGACCCATTTTCCGTTATCCGGGTGTGGGGACCGTCGTGGCAGCACGAATTGCTGGAGCACCTGCTGAAGCCCTACGGCGAGTTTGAGATCCGCAACTTTGAGGACTTTCCCAAGACCAAGGCCGAACGGGAAGAACGCAACCCCGGCCATGTGGCATTGAACCAAATGCCGTTCAACACGCACACCCGCAACCGTGTCCACATGGTTGACTACGCTTTTGGTTGTCTGCTGGACTCGCGCCCGGAGAACATGCTGGAACGCAGCTACCCTACGCAGGCGCCCTTGGGCAAGCGTCGGTTCGATGAACCTTACGTGGTGTTCCCGGTAGGGGCTACCTCCGACAACAAGCTATTCCGCGCCAGCGTCATGGCACCGGTAATTGAGTGGGTCAACGAGCAAGGCTACGTGCCGGTGCTGGTCGGCACCAAGACCAGCCACACGCAAGCCGAAGCTGGCGGCGTGCTGACGCCAATCACAATCATTGACGAAGTAGACAAGCTGCCGCCTTCCCTGCGCGTAGAGTGCATTGATCTGCGGGAGAAAACGACGCTGCTGGAACTACGCGACTTGCTGGGCTACGCGGAAGCGGTGGTTGGCGTTGACGGTGGCACGCTGCACTTGGCCGGGACGACCGACACCAACATCATCTACGCCATGGGGGCGACGATACCGCGCCACCGGTTCATCGCCCGCAACGGCGACCCAAGCTACAAGATACGTTACGTCGGCCCGCGTGACTTGGAGTGTACCGGTTGCCAATCGAAGTGGCGCATGAGCAGACATGATTTCCGGAATTGCCCGTACGGCGATTCCAAGTGCATGGAGCAGATACACTGTGACGATTTCATCAATGGACTGAAGGAGCTTGGACTATGACCGACACCGCCCCCGCATCTACCCCTGCACCCGCCCCCGCATCTACCCCTGCGCCTGATGCTGCTGCCCCGTGGCATGGTCTGACCGACCCGGACGCCGCCGCTTACATCTCCAACAAAGGCTGGACCGCGCCGGCGGACATCGTGAAGTCTTACCAGGGAGTCGAGAAACTGATTGGACGTGACCCGTCAACCCTGATTACCATGCCGCGCATGGACGACCCGGAAGGTGTCAAGTCCGTGTTTCAGAAGCTGGGCCTGCCGGAGTCGCCGGACAAATATGACATGACTGTTGGCCTGCCGAAAGGCGCCAAGGCGGACGAGGGCTTTGCCAAGACCATGCAGAGTATCCTGCACAAGTCAAACGTGACGGACAGCCAGGCCAAGACGCTGGTGGCCGAGTGGAACACCATGCAGACGGCCGCGCGCGAACAGGCAGCCAAGGACTACGACCTGAACGTGGCGGCCGACAAGCAATCTCTGCTGGACGAATGGCGTGGCGGGCATGACCGGATGATGAACCGGGCCAAGACCGCCGCCACCACGCTGGGCTTCACGCCGGAACTAATTGACTCCATTGAAAAGAGTCTGGGCTACGCCGGCACCTACAAACTGCTGGCCGAGATGGGCGGCAAACTGGGTGAAGACACGCTGGTCACGCAGAACAAGAACACCGACTTCGGCACCACCCTGACCCCGGACGAGGCCAAGAACCAACTGGCGACCGCGCGCAGCGACCCGAACCATATCGCCGCGCTGAAGGACAAGAGCCACCCAGGTCACAAGATGGCGCAGGAAAAAGAGAACAAACTTTTTTCCATTATGTACCCAGGCAGTAAGTGATGGACGAACGCGAAATCAAACTGCGGTGCATCGAAGCCGCAGCCAGAACCCCTACGGTCCACCTCAAAGGGCAGGCCGAAGGGGTAGTTGAAATTGCAAGTGCTTGGTTTAATTGGATTATTTCTTCACCGAAAGGGGAGCCTGTTAAGCCTTTGGGGTTGCCTGGGAAAAAGTAGCGTGCAGTGTGGTAATATGGAGTTGTAGGGAAGTCGCGCGGACAAGGTGAAAGCCCCCGCAGTGTGATTGACCTGCATGGCCCCCGTAAGGGACAAGCCGGCGAAGTCCAGCCAGATTGGACAAACTGACTTGAAATTAAACACTTACGGAGTAAATCATGCCGGATAACATCACAGTTGCCTCAGTACAGCAGTACAAGGCCAACGTAGAGCTTCTGCTGCAACAAACCGATTCCCGCCTTGCCGGTGCCGTCACCGTTGGCAGTTACGTTGGCAAAGCCGCCAGCACTGTCGAACAGTTTGGTTCCGCTACGGCTGTCCAGCGTACCAGCCGTCACGCTGACACCCCGCTGCTCGATCTCTCGCAAGACAAGCGTTGGGTTTTCCCGACCGACTACGAATGGGCCTCGCTGGTTGACAAGCAAGACCAACTGCGCGCCATCGTTGAACTGACCAGCCCGTATGCCATGGCCGGCGCCGCTTCAATGCAGCGTGTCAAGGATGACATCATCCTGGCCGCGATCTTCGGCACCAACTACACCGGCGAGAACGGCACGACCTCTGAGTCGTTCGGCACGCTGGGTTCCGGCACCTACGACGTGGGCGTCAACACGGGCGGCACCGCTTCGGCGCTGAACGTGGCCAAGCTGCAGTCGGCCATTCAGAAGCTGATGCTGGCGAACAAGGGCGAACTAAACGAGTCCGTCTACGGCGCCATCTCCAGCTACGAGCACGATGCGCTGCTGAAGGAAATGCAAGTCGTCAACAAGGACTACGGTAACAGCGCAGTTCTGGTGGACGGCAAAGTCAAGCGGTTCATGGGTGTGGACTTCATCATCACTGAGCGCCTGACCATTACCTCCGGCAACCGCCTGATCCCGCTGTGGCTCAAGTCAGGTATGCATCTGGGCATGTGGGACGAAGTTCGGGCTGAGATTGGCCCGCGCGCAGACAAGGGTTACGCAACCCAGGTCTACCTCGCCATGACCCTCGGCGCAACCCGCACGCAACTGGGCAAGCAAATCCGCATCCAGTGCGACGACCAGATCTAAGGAGAAGCTGACATGGCACTCGTATCAAGCTCGCAAGTTGTTACCGACCAGTCGGCAAGCCCGGCGGTCAAGACCAACCAGCTGGAAAAGGGCGGCATCCACCGCACGGCGCAAGGCTATCTGGCTGCTGCGTCGTTCACCGGCGGCACCGCTGGTCAGTGGTACACGTTCGTTCGCCTTCCGGCGCGCGCGCGTATCACCGGCATCTTCCTGACCGGCGCCACCACGACCTCGGGCGCAGTCAAATGCGGCCTGTATCGCACCGACGGCATCGCCATTGATGACGACGTGTTCGCCACGCTGTATGTGATGTCCGCTGAAAAAGATCGCACGCAGATCGACGTGACGCAGACCGCCCTGGAGCGTTCAAACGACCTGGCAACCGCCTATGTGACGGCCGTCGGCACCGCCGGCGCCACGGCTGATGTTGAGTTTGACATCGCCTTGACGGTTGTGACGGCACTGGGTGCAGGTATTGCGCACCTGATGGAAGTGGACTACGTTCTGCCGGAATAACGGCGACTGACCTCGGGGGCTTCGGCCCTCGGGGTTCCTTTTTCGGGAGAAGCACATGGCAGTAGCCTCTGTTCAAGTCACCGGCACCAACGGCCCGCACGTCAACGGCAACGATGTTACGTTTGACGTTACCGGCGGCACGCTGGACAACGCCAGTGTTTGCCAATTCAACTGGGATGACACGGTATTTGTCGGCATGGAAGGCAAGCAGCGTTTGCTGGCCCAGCTGAAAATCGTTTACGATCGTATTTCGACCGCAAAACTGTGGCCCGTAACGGCTGCGTCGTAAGGAGCCAACATGGCTGATGCAGTCACCACGCGCGTTGTCACCGAGTCACCGGAACGGATTAACGTCCACCTGACCAATATCTCTGACGCCACCGGCGAGAGCGTGGTGGTCAAGGTTGACATTTCGACCCTGACGGCGGAAGACGGCGGCGCCCCGGCGTCTTTGGACATTGAAGAAGTCCGCTGGAATATCCAGGGCTTCAGTTCCGTGCGCGTCCTGTGGGGAACGACTTCCCCGGTGGTCGCCCTGGCGCTGAGTGGTTCCGGCTATGACGACTTCCGCGGCGATTCTTTTGCCTACGCCAAGCGCGGGCTGTCTGACCCCCGCACCGCTACCGGCGAGCGGGACATCCTGCTGACCACCGCGGGTGCTGTTTCCGGCGCAACGTACGACATCACGCTCCGGCTCCGCAAGAGTCCGGATTAAGCGATGGACCGCCGTCGTCGTTTGATGGCGAACAACGTCGGGAGCGCGTTAGATACGCTCTTGACTTCTGGCCTTACGTTCTTCGCACCCCTTACAGACACCGTAGTATTTGGGCGAGGCGCCGGCTCGGCCACGTTCACAAGAGCGACAGTAGCAACCGTTACCGACCATGAAGATGTATTACGCAACTGCTTGAGTGGCGAGGTAAGGTTTCAGGGTGCGCGGCGGGTCTATAACCTGTGTCCTACCCCAAGCACGACGATTGCTATTGCTGGTAATAAGACAATAACGGTCGGCGTTGGCACGTTTGTATTTAGCATGGGCGCAGAAGCTACGGGAACGAGCCTGATTACCTTTACTGGAACGGCCACAGGTTCGACCGGAACGCTGACCGCAAACGCATCCAGCAGAACAAGTAAGACGCTGACTATTACTGTCGGCGGCACAATTATTGCAACTTGCACTGTTGCTGCGGCGAACAATATTCAGTTTGAAAACGTAACCGGCCAATCCATCCAGACTCCCGGCGAATACGTCAGCGTGGGTGTTCTATCCAGCCCATTTCACGGTGCAATGGTTGA